CATTATCACAATTGAGCCAAGTGAACATATTGTTCCTGGCACAAGTATGGCAATTATTGATTTCTTAAAAGAAAAAGAATATCGTCTTATTGGCAAAAACTACGTGAATCTTATTTTTGAAGATTTGAGGAAGGGATAAAATGAACGCTTGTATTGCATCATACTACATGCCAAATATCAATCCAAAGACTGTAAAGTTACAATCTGAGGTTGTGAAGAAATTTAATCGAACTAAACTCCCACATTTCATCATTAAAGGTGAGATGCCTCATGGAATTTTTCTGGATTACTTCTGGACTTGCATGGGCGAACCAGTAAAGACAATCAATGTGGAAATTCCAAAAACAATGTTGTTCGATTATGTTTTGTTTTTGGATATTGATTGCATTCCAGTAAGTGAGAATGCAATTGATTACTATGTTTCACGAGCACATGATGGTGTATTAATTGGCAATGCTCAACGTTCTGGACACATACAGAACAACAATCATCTCTTTGCTGCACCTTCTGCTATTGCATTGTCCAAAGAGAATTTCATAAAGATGGGTCGACCATCTGCTCTTGAAACTGCTCGCGGCGATGTTGCAGAAGAATATACTTACGAATCAGAAAGAGTTGGTATTCAAGTTGACATGATGTCCCCAAAGAGATATGATAGAGATGTATTTCGTTATGACTGGGAACAAGATCGACGACCATACTGGACTTTAGAACATGGATTGCCGAACTATGGTCTTGGCACAACATATGGAAATGAGGAAATTGGTGATTTGTTCTGGCACAATTTCCAAATTCGAGTTCCAGGGCAAGAAGAACACTTTTGGAAAAAATGTGAGGATTTATTAAATGGCTAATCGTAGTGATTTTTTTAACGCTAAACTTCCACGCCACTTCAAACGAATGATTGCAATGGCAGAAACAAATGGTTGGGTAAAAGACGAGCACGAGCGTGGCAGACTTAAAAATAGTTTTATTACTGCTCATGCAAATCATGTTGCTTATAAATTAAAGCGCAACGCTGTTGAAACTTCTGGCGATGAATAGTCTCTCAGAACTCAAAGATTTTCTTGTTAACAATCAAATACAGATTAAAAGTTTTGATGGTTGGCAATTAAAAGTTGGAAAAGATCTTTGGACCATGCTTGATGGTAACTACTACAGGAATGGAACTCCACAATCTTTAAAAGATAAATCGTTTATAAACTCTTACAAAAAGGTGAAGCATGACAGTCAAAGCACTCAAACTCGTAAATGGCGAGGAATTAGTAGTCGAAATTACAGAGGAAACGGAAACTGAATTGACGTTTAAAAACCCTGTTGCTGTAATGTTGCAACGAAGGCAAGATGGTCCTGCTCTTGGATTTCTTCCTTGGATGCAGGCTGCTGATGGTCCATTTACAATTGGTAAAGATAAATTGATCACGCAGGGTGAGGTTGCTAATGAAGTGAAGAACGGATATAATGAGATCTTCGGAGCAGGAATTGTAGTCCCTCCAAAGCAATTGATTACGGGGTAACATGTCCGATTTCTACACAAACATCTCGGTAGCAGGTAAGTATATCCTCTATCGAGGTGTTGAGAATGACAAAAGGGTCAGACGAAAGATTGAATTTCGTCCGACCTTTTTCCTTTTGTCTCAAGACAAGTCAGAATACAAAACATTGGATGGGCAAGATGTAAAGCCAATTCAACCTGGCACTATTCCAGAGTGTCGAGAATTTCTAGAGAGGTATAAAAGTGTCGATAATTTCCCTGTTTTTGGCAATAATCGCTATGAGTATGCTTATATTGCCGATAGTTATCCTGATGATATTCTTTGGGATATTAACAAAATTACTATCGCTTATCTCGACATTGAAGTTGGATCAGAAAATGGATTCCCTGAACCAAGAGCAGCCAACGAATCAATCACAGCCATCACTATCAAACTCAAGGGTAATTATTTTGTGTTTGGTGTCGGCGATTATAGCAAGCATCGTGACGACGTGCACTATGCAAAGTGTCGAGATGAGTCAGACCTTATACGAAGATTCATTGATTTCTGGTCAAGATTCCATCCAGATGTAGTGTCAGGCTGGAACGTCAAGTTCTTCGATATCCCATACCTTGTAAATCGTATCACAAAAATCCTCGGAGAAGATGAAGCAAAGAAACTCTCTCCGTGGAATCGTCTATCATCACGAGAAGCATTTGTGATGAATCGTGAGCATCAAGTCTATGAACTTGATGGTGTAGCAACTCTTGATTACATTGAATTGTATCGCAAGTTTACATACTCACAACAAGAATCCTATCGCCTTGATCATATTGCTCACGTTGAATTGGGTGAGCGTAAGATGGATTACTCAGAGTATGAGACTCTGCATGAGTTGTACAAACAAGATTATCAGAAATTCATTGAGTATAATATTCGAGACGTTGAACTTGTTGAGAAACTCGAAGACAAGATGAAGTTGATTGAGTTGGCATTGACTCTTGCATATGACAACAAGGTCAACTACGACGATGTGTTCACGCAGGTGCGCATGTGGGATGCGATTGTTTACAACTATCTTCTTAAAAAGAAAGTTGTAATTCCGCAGATGTCTCATGGCGTCAAGAGTTCTCAGTACGAAGGCGCATATGTCAAGGATCCGATCCTTGGAATGCATCAGTGGGTTGCGTCATTTGACTTGAACAGTCTGTATCCACACTTGATCATGCAGTACAACATCTCAATGGAAACTCTTGTTGAGCCAAAGAATTATAACTCAGCAATGAGAAACTTCTTGAGCAATAACAAAATCAATGTTGAGTCGTTGCTCCATCAGCAAGTTGATACAAGTCCATTGAAAGGCTCTGGTGTAACATTGACACCAAATAGCCAGTTGTTCCTAACGAATGAGCAGGGTGTGCTTCCTGAGATTATGGACACCATGTACAAAGATCGCACACGATATAAGAAATTGGCAATTGAAGCCAAAAAGAAAATTGAAACAGTCCTTGAAGATAAGAATCAAGTTCAGTATCTTGAGAAGCAGGTTGCGCGATACAATAATCTTCAGTTGGCAAAGAAAGTTACACTAAACTCTGCTTACGGTGCGCTGGGCAATCAATACTTCCGTTTCTTCGATATTCGTATCGCCGAAGGCATTACAACAGCAGGTCAGTTGTCTATTCGTTGGATTGAGAAGAAGATCAATGAGTACATGAACAAATTGCTCAAGACAACAAATAAAGATTATGTGATTGCATCAGATACTGACTCAATCTATTTGAACATGGGACCATTGGTTGACAAATTGTATCCAAATGTATCAGATACAAAGAAAGTCATCAAGTTCATGAACAAGGTCTGTGATGAGAAATTACAACCATTCATTGATTCTTCCTATGATGAATTGAGAGACTATGTCAATGCGTATCAACAGCGCATGGAGATGAAGCGTGAATCTCTTGCAGACAAAGCAATCTGGACTGCAAAGAAACGATATATTCTAAATGTGCATGATAGCGAAGGTGTGGTATATGCTAAACCAAAACTCAAGATCATGGGTCTTGAGGCTGTCAAATCTTCAACGCCATCTGCTTGCCGTGTGAAGATTAAGGAAGCAATCAACCTAATCATGACGCAAACTGAAGATGATCTTCATAAGTTTATTGATAAGTTCCGTCAAGAGTTCAAACAACTTCCTGTTGAGGACATTTCTTTTCCTCGATCAGTCAATGGTCTTGGTGAATATGCAGACGCTGCAAGTATCTTCAGGAAGGGCACGCCGATTCATGTAAAGGGTGCTCTTGTGTACAATCACTATCTGGAAGAATTTAAGTTGACAAGAAAATTTCAACTGATCCAAGAAGGTGAGAAGATCAAGTTTGTCTATCTGAAGCAACCAAATATCTTCAATAACAATACTCTTGCATTTATTTCTGGTCTACCAAAACAATTTCGTGCTGAGCAGTACATTGATTATGACTTGCAGTTTGAAAAATCATTTGTTGAGCCACTCCAAATTATTCTATCATCAATTGGATGGCACTCAGAAAAAGTTGCGTCCCTGGATTGCTTTTTTGAGTAATCTGTTATATACTACAATTCTACCTTTTGTGGAGAAATGCCATGAGCCTACTTGAAAAGTTAAAGAAAAATACGACAATTAAAGACACTGCTATTCTTGCAAACTCAAAGTTTTTTGCAGCCAAGGATATGATTCAGACCAACATTCCTGTTGTGAATGTTGCGTTCTCTGGAGATCTTGATGGTGGCTTCACTCCTGGTCTCACCATGTGGGCTGGTCCGAGTAAGCACTTCAAGACTGCATTCAGTCTTTTGATGGCAAAAGCCTATCAAGAAAAATACCCAGAGTCAGTTGTTTTGTTTTATGACTCTGAGTTTGGCACACCACAAAACTATTTTACATCATTTGGCATTGACATGGAGCGTGTTGTTCACACTCCAGTGACTGATGTTGAGCAGTTAAAGTTTGACGTGATGAATCAGTTGCAGAACATTGAACGTGGTGATCGCGTGATGATTGTGATTGACTCGATCGGCAATCTTGCGTCAAAGAAAGAAGTTGAGGACGCGCTTGAGCAAAAGTCTGTTGGTGACATGACTCGTGCCAAGCAAATTAAATCCCTGTTCCGTATGGTGACCCCACACCTCACCCTAAAGGACATTCCGATGGTCGTAGTAAATCATACCTACAAAGAAATTGGTATGTTTCCCAAGGACATTGTCGGTGGCGGAACAGGTTCCTATTACTCTGCTGACAACATCTACATC